CCCTTCAGGCGCTCTTTAACGTGGAACAGAGCGAGTTTGGCGGTATCTTCCTAGATGCCAATGGCAAGGTTGATTTTGTAAGCCGTAATGCCCTTATAGCCACGCCAGCGTTCCCCGTCTATGAGTTCAGCGATCAAGGCACAGACATTTCATATACCAATGCCATAGTGGCTTTTGATGATACAAACCTGATAAATGACGTAACCATTACACGCTTGGGTGGCACAGCTCAGAATGTGTTTGACCAGCCTTCCATTGATAAGTTCTTTTTGCATTCAGGCCAGCGTTCAGACATCTTGGTACAAACCAACGCTGAGGCTTTAAATCAAGCTCAAGGCATCCTAGCCACACGCAAAGACCCTGAGATACGCATAGATAGCATTCAGCTTAATCTCTATGATGATGCTAACCCCAACAAGCCATTGGCAGGGGTAGACATAGAATTACTAGATGGCGTAACAGTTACCAAGACCACGCCTGGCTCATCCAGCGTGGTGCAATCTAGCCTGGTAAACGCCATCCATCACGATATAACAAAGTCATCCTGGATGACTACCCTATACACAACAGAACCGCTACTGGCAGGCTTTGTCTTAGATTCCGATATATCGGGTATACTAGACACAGACGTGCTGAGCTACTAAGGAGAACAAATGGCAGGCGCAGGATATAAGTTGTTCAATACCGGGGATGTGCTTACCGCAGCCCAGGTCAATACGTATTTGAATGAGCAAACAGTTATGGTGTTTGCAAGCTCAGCAGCTCGCACAAGCGCGCTAAGCGGTGTATTGGCTGAAGGTATGGTGTCTTATTTACAGGATACTAATGCAGTTGAAGTTTACAATGGAACAGCATGGGTAGGCGTTAGCGGTGCTGGAGATGTAACTGAAGTTCAAGCTGGTACAGGTATATCAGTTGCTAGTGGTACTGGACCGATACCAGTTGTTTCCTTTGATTATCGCGCTGGCTCAGCTTTAACCCTTAATGCACAAACTGCCACATACACAGTAGTTTTAACAGATGCAGACCAAAAACTAGTGACTATGTCTGTCGGATCTGCTAATGACTTTCAAATCCCAACCAATGCCAATGTACTTTTTCCAGTTGGCACAGTAATCAATGTTATCCAAATCGGAGCAGGTCAGACAACTATCAAAGCTGTTACTTCAGGCACTACTACGATCTCATCAACTGGAGCAACTGCCACAGCTCCCAAGTTAAGAGCGCAGTTCTCGGCTGCATCCTGTATCAAGGTTGCTACCGATACTTGGTATGTCGTAGGAGATATAGCGTAATGAGTTTATTGGGCATTATTGCTTCAAGTAAATTAAGTGCTGTTGCACCAACTACAGTTGAAGTTTTAGTTGTTGCTGGGGGCGGCGGCGGTTCAGTTGGCGGCGGCGGCGCTGGTGGTTATCGTTCTAATGACACTTTCTCAGTAACAGGTGGCACTAATTACACCGTGACAATAGGTGCCGGCGGCGCTGGAGCTCCAGATGCCACACCAGATAAAGGCTCAGATGGTATTGCCAGCACTTTTTCTAGCATAACTTCTAGCGGCGGTGGTGGTGGTGGAGAGGGCGGCGGTGCTACACCTAATGGGCGCACAGGCGGCTCTGGTGGTGGCGCCTACTCTACTGGTTCTGGTGGTGCTGGCAATTCAGGCGGTTTTTCTCCATCTGAAGGTAATAATGGAACAACTACTGGTGCAGCAACTCGCTGTGGCGGTGGTGGTGGTGCAAGCGCTATAGGTGGATCTGGTTCTGGCTCTATTGGTGGGGCAGGTGGAGCTGGCACAGCATCATCCATAAACGGAACTTCTACAACTCGCGGCGGTGGTGGTGGCGGTGGCGCTGCAACTACAGGTGGAGCGGGTGGAAGTGGCGGCGGTGGTCAAGGTGAAAGTAGTAACGCAAATAATGCAACCCCAGGCTCAGCTAATACTGGTGGCGGTGGTGGTGGATGTTATGGAACAGGAGTTGGCGGGGCAAAAGCTGGCGGTAAAGGTATTGTAATTATTGCGTATCCAAATACTTTCAAAGATTTAACTGTAGGTGCTGGCTTAACCTATTCACAACCTAGTCGTTCTGGATATAAAGTATATGAATTTACTAATGGAACAGGAACTGTGAGCTGGTAATGGCATACTACGCATTTTTAGATAAAAATAATATAGTAACTGAAGTTATCCCTGGCATTGATGAAACTGAACTAATTGAAGGTTTAGACACCGAAACTTGGTATGGTAATTTTAGAGGGCAAGTATGCAAGCGCACTTCATACAATGGAAACATACGCAAACAATACGCTGGTATTGGATATACCTACGATGCCGACAATGATGTATTTATAGCGCCACAGCCTTACCCATCTTGGTCGCTAGATGCTGACCATAACTGGCAACCGCCAACAACTAGACCTGAAGGTATGGGTTGGTATTGGGATGAAGCAACCCTTAGCTGGGTTGAGGCTTAGCACAATCTCTCAAGATAATGCCTAAACTATGCAAAGCTGGTCAGCAATTACGCGAGCAGATAGATGATGCGTTCCCCGATAGAGATAGAAAGTCAGATGGCTGGATCGGTGATAAACGTCATTCAGCGCGTAAGTCCGATCACAATCCAACTGCTGAAGGCATTGTACGTGCCCTTGACATTGACGTTGATTTCAGGTCGCACAAAGCGGAGCCCTATGACTTTGCGGATCAGCTACGATTACTTGCCAGACTTGATAAAAGAATCTCTTATATCATCTTTAACGGCAAAATTGCCAGCTACAAACGCAATTACAAATGGAGAAAGTACACCGGGATAAACCCACATAAGACACATATACACATTAGCTTTACTGCTAAGGGCGATTCAGATGGCAGTATGTTTGAGATACCGATACTAACAGGAGAGCCCCTACATGGAACAACTAAAGCAAGTAAGCGCAAGTTGGGCAAGAAGCTTCTTAGCAGCTGGAATAGCAACCTATCTAGCGGTGGGCTGGGATCTAGCACATATTGCAAATGCTGCACTTGCGGCAAGCCTTCCAGTAATCCTTCGTTGGTTAAATCCTAACGACACGGCATTCGGTCGGCGTTGAGCCCGGCAGAATGGGCAGGCTTTGTAGCTGCCACACTATCGTGCTGCGCTCTCATTGTCGGCGGCCTAAGATACATCATTAGACATGAAGTGCCAGCAATACTTGAGGCATCAAACATCGTGTCGCGCATAGATAAACTTGAATCAATGGTCTTAGAATTGCTTACTCATGAGCGCAAGAAGAATATCAAAAAGCGAACAAGCCGCTAAGCGTAAGCGGAAAGAAGCCGCTGCGCGTAGAACAAAGGCTGACATTTTGCTACCCATCGATATATGGGCTGCATCTATTGTTGAATGTTATGAAGCCTTAGTCCGTGCTGGATATGGTGAAGATAGGGCGCGCTGGTACATTGAAGAACAGCTGCGTTTACCCGATTGGGTAATAGAGAATCCTAATCATTCTCCATATGAAGATGAAGATGAGGATGACGATTAAGCGAATTGTAGTCATATCAGACTTACAAGTACCTTTTCACGATAAGAAAGCAGTTAAAAATGTTGCACAGTTCATCAGAAAATACAAACCTGATGACGTTCTATGTGTGGGCGATGAGATTGACTTCCAAACAATTAGCCGCTGGTCAACCGGTAGGGATGAGTGGTCGGGAAGCATTGGTAGAGATCGTGATGAAACTGTCCGAGTTCTCGCCGAACTTCAAGTACGACATCTCAGCCGAAGCAATCACGGAGCAAGGCTCTACAACTCACTAAGCAAGCGCCTGCCTGGGCTTATTGGTCTGCCTGAATTGACCATAGAGAAGTTTCTACACCTAGATGATTTAGGCATCACCTATCACACCAAGCCATACCAGTTCCACGATGAATGGGTAATGGTTCATGGCGATGAGCAAAGCACCAAGCCACATGGGGGTTTAACGGCCCTAGAATCGGCTAAAAGGCATGGTTTATCGGTGGTCTGTGGTCATACCCACAGACAAGGGATTTCAAGCTTTACAACGGCATCAGGGGGCGTTTTAAGGGGTGTTCTCACAGGCTTTGAGGTTGGACATTTGATGGATGAGAGCCAAGCCTATTACACACGCGGAACATTTAACTGGCAAAAAGGTTTTGGAATCATTTACATAGACAGAAAGCGTGTGCAGCCAGTAGCTATACCCATAGAAAAAGATGGCAGTTTCTTGGTTGAAGGCAAGCGATATGGTTAATGATATTTTTCCAATTTATAGGACTATTGATGATCATATGGATAACTATGATGGCGTGTCGTATCTTGACAAATAGCATATAGACCCTTCAAAATAGGATTTGAAATCCTATTTGAAAGGGGTTTAGGGCATGACGATTAAATATGATCGTAAGTCGGGTGCGTATACCGATGGCAAGCATTTTGTGCGAGCTTCATTTATACGTGATTTCGCTAAGAAAAAACTAGGCATGAGCCAACAACGCGGCAGAATTAGTCGCGCTGTTCTTGCTGCCTATTTTCTTGATGTACATGGGGTGAGCGCAGATGTTGAATGATATGCGTTTGCTTGAGTTAGCGTTATGGTGTTTTCTATTTGTGTTAAGTGCATACACAATCGGTGTATTCATTAAGGAAAAAGGATATAAGGAAGGCTGGGCAGATGGGTACAGGCGAGGAAAAGCAGTTGCGAGCGAAAGACATATTGACTAATGCAAACGACACGATTATTAACAGAGGGTCAACGCATGGTCATTACGACCACACAATGCTACGAACGGCAAAGCTCTGGGAATCATACTTTGAGCGACCTGTTGAGCCGATGGACATTGCAATCTGTATGGCATTGGTCAAGCTCGCAAGAATTATGGAAACTAAATCAAATCACGATTCTTGGGTGGATGCCGTTGCCTACTTTGCCATTGCCGGAGAACTCGCCGTCAAAGATTGGGATGATCTTAATGCTTTCTAGATCACCTAAGGAAACTTGGTGTGATTATTGCAAAGGCCGATGGGGAACAGAACGCATGAGCATTACAATCCCAGAAACAGGTGAAAGCAAAATTGTGCCATGCGATGCAGTTTGGCAGATTACTAGTAAGCGATATGGCAAGTTGATTGTCAGGCATTACTGCCAATCTTGCGCCAATGAAGTTCAAAAATGGCCAGATGGCAGCACTTGGACTTTAAAGGAACAAATTGACTATGCAAAAGGAGAAACACTAGATGTTTAATTTAGCAAACTATGAAGATGTAGATACGAGGATACACAAATTTTATGAAACCTATGAAGACGGCTCAATACTCACAGAACTCATTACCAATGACGAAGAAAAAGGCATTGTCATATTTAAGGCAGTTGCTTTCCGTACCCACGTTGATACTGCTCCTTCCGCTATTGGTTATGCGCGCGGTGCTCGCAAGGATAGGGGTGTTGATCGCGATTTTTGGTTTGAGAATTGCGAAACTAGCGCAATTGGAAGATGCCTGGCTAATCTCGGACTTAGTGCTAAAGGAAAGCGAGCAAGCAGCCTTGAAATGGCTAAGGTTAATGAAGCTAAGTCAGACACTCCAATACGTGTACGCACAGAAAGTCATAAGGAGTTTTTACAGGCAACAAATCCAACAGCTGAAATAGTCTGGGATACCACAATTGAGCCACCGGCTGATTTAGATCCTGTATTTGATAATGCTTTAGAGCTATTAGCTGAGAAAGTAGGGGCACATCCATTGCCTACTTGTCAACACGGCGCGCGTGTACTAAGGGAAGGCACAGGGGCTAAAGGTGCATATCGTGGCTGGGGTTGTTCATTGCCATATAAGCGTAAAGCTGAGCATTGCAAGATGATATGGATGATGCTAGGCAAAGATGGAACATGGTCATTTAGGCCAGAAGATGAAGAATTGATAGCGGGGTGATTAATGTGTTAGTAATGGATAAACTACTTGACGTGTGCGACAATTGCAATGAGCCAATAACGGCTGGGTCTACGAAACCTTGCAAATGCCACACATGCCAAGTTAGGACTAACTAAGTGAGTAATCAAAGTCGCAAGCACCGAGGCTATGCAACGCAGCGTATTGTAGCAGAATATCTGCAAGCGCAAGGCTGGAAGCATGCACTACCTGTTGGAGCTGGTAGAGATGGCTCAGACATCACCGGAATAGATGGCCTGGACATTGAAATCAAGGCTCGGACTAACCTAGATTTGTCTGGGCTTATGCGCCAACTTCATGATCGCAAGGCAAACAAAGGGATGGGCGTGGGTGTTCTACGTCTAAATGGTCAGGGTGAGAAATCCGTTGAGCAATACGTTGCTGTTCTCACCTT